CCGCACCAGCGACGCCGCCCGAAATAGCATCCGAGATCGCAGAGCCCACTCCGCCCATTTGCGAGAGCGCGCCGGAGAATAGCCCGACGACCATTCCCTTGAGGAAGTCCGCCTGCGCCCGCGCCTTTTGCGAGAGCTTGTCCATCGCATCCATCTGGAGCCGCAGCTTGAACAGGATCTCGTCGAGATCGTTCTTCCTCTGCTCGGCGGCGTCGTGCGCGGTTGTATCAAAACGCCTGGAGGCGTCCTGCAGCGCGTTCGTGAGATCCGATTGGGCGGCGAGCTTGCCGGCGATGTATTTCGCTTTGGCATCCTCAATGTCCGCGTTCGCCCGCGCCGCCTGCTCCTCGAGCCCCATGCGGTACATCATCAGCCGCTGCCGTTCGTTCGCCTCCTGCTCCGCCTTCGCGAGGCGCTCTTTAGCCGCATCGCTCTGAATGCGCGTAATTTCCTTCTCGCCCGCGCCTGTCAGCGCCTGCAGCCGCACGAACTCGGCGATCAGTTTCGCGCGACGTTTCTCCAAGTCGCCAGCGTAGTCGTACGCGCCCGACGCCGTGGCTTGCGCGATCATCCGGTTGAGCGGCGCGCGCTCGGCGCGGTTGCGTTCCATGCGCGTCGCGGCGCTGAGCGTCGCCTCGCCAACCTCGCCCAGGGGCCCGAGATCCTGCGCGCGTTTGAGCTTTTCCAGCACGCCCAACTGCTTCTCCATCTCCTCGCGTGCCTTGCGCGATTTCTCTGTCAGTTTCTCCCACGCGAACCCGATTGCCGCGATGCCGGCGAGCACGCCGATCGTAATACCGCCGCCGATCGTGAACGACGCGAGCGCTGATCCGATGCGGCCGAGCTCACCCGGTAGCGCGCCCGACGCGATTGCGAGCGAGGTGAGGCCCTGCCGCAGGTGCCCCGTGCTGAGGTGCGCCTTCTCGGCCGCCGCGGCCGTCTTCTGGAAGGGGTCGACGAGCGCGATCTGCGAGGCCATCGCCGTCGCTTGCGACTGCGCCGCGGCCTTCTGCATTCGGATGATCGCCGCCGTCACGGCATTGATCTGCGGCGGGACGTTGGGGGGGACGATGGTTGGCGGGATCGCCCGCTTCATCGTCGCCTCGCTCAGCTTCCCCGTGTTCGCGAGCTGGATCAGTTCCTCGCGCGTGAGCCGGATCTCGCGCCGAGCATCGCCCCCCGTGATGATGACTCCGAGCGTGGCCAGGTCTTCAGCCATCGCTCGAGCCCTCCTTCAGCGCGTCGGGGGCCCCGAGGGGACTCATCATCACGGCGTCGAGCGCGAAGAGCGCGTCGACGTCCTCGGCATCGAGTCGCGGCAGCCCGCGCTCTTTACGCCAGGCCCGTAACGTTGGCCACGACAGCGGCGCGAGCCCGGACATCAAGGCCCCGCTCCGGCCGTGCAGCGCCTGAGCCCAGTCCCACAAGTAGCGCAGCGCCTCCGGGCATGGGTGCCTCTCAAGCTCGGCGCGAGCGCCCGCGTTGCCGTGGCGCGCCCGGTCCTCGAAACTGTCGCGGACCCGGGCGCCCGTGGCGTCCTTCGCGTTGAGTCGGGCCTGGTGCCGGACATAGGCGATCAGCTGCTCGAGCTCTTGACGAAAAAACGGGCGCGGTCGTTGATCGCCTTCGTCAACTGTTCCACGATCCAGGGGAAGCGCGGGTCGCTATACAGCTTGCGCGCGCTCGCCTCGGACGCCGCCGGCACGGGCGCGCCATCGAGCGGCGGGAGGTGCCACTCGAGCGTCGCGGACGCGAGCCTATCGACGTTGTCCTGCTCGCCCGTTTCCGCGTCCCCTGGGTCGCGGTTCTTTCGGATCAGCGCGATATAGCGGTCGAGCTGCTTGCGGCTCTTCTCGCGCACCTTGCCCGCATCGCCGCCAAGGATCTTGATGTAATAGGGCTGGCCGTCGTCGTCGACGAACGGCACGGTCGGCGTGAATGGGTGCTCCAACTCCACCACGATGCCCTGTTCGGCCGCGGCCTTCGTGTCGAGCGTGTTGAGATCCTGCGTTGTCATCTGAGTCTGCCTCTCAGTGTGGGTGAAGTTCCCCTTCCCGCCGTGGGCAAATCCTCGCCTGGCTGACGCGTTCGTACGTCCGGGTCCAGACTCGGCACGACGGGTCGGGGAACGGGGAACTACTTCTTGCGTTTCTCTTTCTTCGGTTTCTTCGGCGGCTCCTCCGCTGCGCCGCGTTCCTTGTCCTCCTCCTCCTCGGGCCGCTCGTCCTTCTCGCCCGTGAGCAGCCAGTACGGCTCGCCCTCGACGCGATCCTTGCCGTGCGGAACGTCGGCCACGGGCTCGCTCTTGTACTCGAGGTCGAGCTTCTTGTAGCCCGATTTCCCCGTGCCGGAAACCGCGGTGATAAGGGTCGACGTATGGCGCTCGCCGTCTGGCGTGATAAACGCGACCCGGTCTCCAACTCGCATAGTCGTTGCTCCTCATGTCTGGTCGAATGGTTTAGGCCGCGCTCGTGGCGAACTTCAGCATCGTCGCCGCGTGGTCAGTGCCCGCCTCGTCCTTGCCTGCCTCCCACGGCACCGTTTCGGTGTAGGGGCCATCGGCGCCCCACGCCCCGTCGGCGCCGGTGAGCGACGCGTTCCCGACGTACCACGAGGCGAAGTCTTTGGGGTCCGCCTCGTTCTCCACGCAGTCGATGAAAAAGTCCACCGGCGTCTCGGCCTTGAAGGCGGTGAGGAACGTCAGATCCTGCCGTATCGCCGTGAACGAGCCCGAGAGCTTCGCATTCGCGAGAAAGACGTCCGGGCCCGTTTGTGCGCCGATGACGGCCGGCACCTGCCCGGAGAGATCCAGCGAGAACGAGAACCCGGTGAGGATCGTGTAGTCGACGCCATTGATCCGAATCGTGCCGTCCGACATCACGAGCGGGAGCGTGACGGCATACGTGGGCGAGGTGAAGACGGGGGACGCGCCCGTCGAGTTCGGGATCACGTCGAGGCCCATGAAGGTGAAGTTGAGCACGACATTCGCGTTCGGCGCCGCATTGAAGTCGATCTTCGTCACCTTCATATCGGTGGCGGAGATCGAGAGGTCGATGTCCTGGCCGTAGTCGTCGAGCGTGAAGTAGCGCTCGACCGGCGTGGCGCCCATGACGACGGTCTTGGCGACCGTCAGCGTGAACGTCGCGTCGGGCGTGGCATCGAGTACGAGCGGCGTGCCGGCGACCGTGATCGTCAGCGCGGTGACGCTAACAACGCGGAACCACTTTCCGTTGTTCGCGGCCGTGGCATGCCCCGTGAGCTGTACCTTGTCGCCGCGTCGCACGAGCTGCGTCAGCCATGAACCAGCGGCCGCCACGATGGTCGACGTCGTAGTCGTGATCGATGTCATCTGCGCCTGCGTGATGGCGAGCGACGCCTGGAAGGTGCCACGTAGCACAGCCTCGATCAGCGCGTCGAAGGAGCCCACGGAGAACTCACTGGAATACTGCGCGCCGGCCTGCCGCGAGCCGTGGCGGCCGCGCGTGGACTGGCCGTCGCGTCGAATCTCGTTCGAGGGGATGTAGTTCTTCGTGAGCCGTATCCCCTGCGACGGTACGACGCGAAGGCCGGTGGCACCGGCACCGGAGGCAGGAACGCCGATGCCCGATTGGGCCTTGAACGCGATCTGGGCGTTGTTGGCGGTCTGTGAAACAGGCATGGGTCAGTCCTTGTGTGAGAGTGTTTTTTTAAGCGGCGATGACGTTGAGGCTTTGCGCGAGCCAGGGAATGCGCAGCTGGTTGGCGGCCCAGCCGTTGAGTTGCGGAATGATCTGTCCGGATTGCGGCGCGACGTCGCCGCGGATACGCACGCGCGTGCCGTCGCTCGCGAGTAACACTGTGCCCGGTGCGAAGAGCGCCTTCAGCGCGTTCATGGGCTTATTGATGCCGCCCGTGTCGGCGTTCTCGAGGCCGAACCAGGTGATGACGTACAATCCGGTTTCCGTGATAAACCCGCCCTGCGCGGGGCCGGCCGTGAGCGCGTGCGTGGCGGGCACAAAGTTCTCGTCGACGTACGGCCGGCCAGCGAGGCGCGGGACGGCCTTGTTCTCCCACGAGCGAGTTTGCGGTAGCCCAACGACGAGCGAACGCCCACCGGCGGCCGCCTCCGTGACCGGCGCCGTGGTCGTCGTAACGAGCAGCGGCTGCACGTTGGCGATCACGCGCGGCCCGTTGTTGCCGGCGACGCCAAAGCCCGCAGCGACGAACTCCTCGCCCTCCGCGAACCCGTCGGCGGCGAACGAGCCCGCGAGGCGCGCGAAGCCCGTCGAGGTAGCCGAGAGCGAGGCCGCGCCCGTCGTGGCGACGAGGAGGGAGCGAGCGCGGTTGCGCAGGGCGAGCTTCACGGCCTCGAGGTCGATCATGCGCCACCGCCGCCGGATCCGTCTTTCAGCTCCCGCGCCACGTGATCGACGAGCTTTTGGAAGCCCGCACGCGTGAGCGCAACGTTCCAGCGGCCGCCGATCGCCGAGCGCTGGACGTACGGCCCGCCGCCCGGGCGCGCGATCCCGTCCTCGTTGCTCTGTGCATACGCGACGTTGGTCGAGCTCTGCGCCGTGTCGGGCGCCGGGAACGTCAGTTGCCACGAGCCGCGGAGGTTGCCGCCATGCTCATCGGCGACGACCTGCCCGGGCGCGCCCGTGACGGGCGAGCCCTCGACGATGCTCGTATGCACGGCCATCGCGACGGCCGGCAGGAGCGCCGCGTCACGCGCGTCGAGCTTCAGCACGAAGCGCATGATGTCGGCGTCGAAGCTCATACGCCCACCGCGATGCGCGAGGCGATCACGAAGCCGTCGGGCGCCACGACCTTGAGAACCTTCTTCACCACGAAGTCGATGCCATTCAGCAGCACGCGATCGCCCGCCATTACAAACTCCGGCGTGAACGCCTTCAGCGGGTACGCCGTGGGCGCGAAGAACACGCAGGGGTTGACGGAGGGGATGAGCTCCTCGGCCGCGTACTGCTGCGGGTCGCCCGCGACGAACATGCCCTCGCCCGGGATCGTCGTCTCCGTCGGTGGGCTCGAGGTGCCCGTCGCCTCGTCGTACGCGCCAGGACTCACGCGGCGGAACGTCATCGCGTTCATACTCCCGCCTCCGCGAGGTCGCGCAGCGCCGACGCGTGCTCCGTGGCGAACCCGCTCGCGGCGCCGATATCGGCGAGCGCCCCCGCATGCTCGGCGCTGAAGCCCGTCGCGGCCGCGAGATCCACGAGCGCCGAGGCGTGCTCGGGTCGATACTTCCCGAGGGCCGAAACGGGCGGCGCCGTGGGCGCGCTGATGATGAAGTGCGTCGGGACGATCCAGCGCGCGACAACGGGCGAGAGCAGGACGGTGATGGCGCCCTTTACGAACGTGAACGCCGGCGCGAGGAACCGCGCGACGGCAGGACTGAGCGCGACCGTCTTTACTTGCACGATCGTCGGGGCCGGCACGATGAAGCGCGCGCTCGGCGGCGCCGCCAGGGCGATCGTCTTGATTTTGATGATCGTCGGCGCGGGGACCAGGTACCTCGCGAGCGCCGGCGTCAACGCCTTCGTCAGCGCGCCACGAACGATCACGGGCGCCGCAGCAATGAATCGCGCCACGGCCGCCCCCAGCGCGGCCGTGATGGCGCCCTTCGTGATCGTAGGGGCGGGGACGATAAAGCGCGCCACGACGGCGCCC